CCCCCCCCACTTCGAAAAAAATTTTTTGAAGCCTCTGGGAACCGGTGAAGGGAACTTTTTCCAAGTCGGGAGGCTTCAAACAAAAAGGGGATAAAAACTAAGCATTTTTGACGAGAGGAGGTAGTTTTTGGCTAAACCAATTACAGCGAAGTCGATTAAGTCGAAAGTGGTCAAGCAGATGAAAGACTTGGGCACTTATCGGAAAGAGTTCGAGATGATCATTGATATTTTCGCAGGCATGCTATATCAGTATCAGAAACTTGCTCAAGATTATGCTGATATGGGATATCCAGTGACAGATACCTACGTCAACAAGGCTGGTGCAGAGAATGAGCGCAAAGTTCCAATCTTGACAGCGATGGAAATACTCAGGAAAGACATCCTGAGTTACTCTAATCAGCTGATGATGAATCCGAAATCTCTCGGTGAGGTGGTTGAACAAGAAGGAGAGTCACCTTTAGCGGAAGTCTTGAAGTTCAAGAATGAAATCAAGAAGAAGAGAGTGAGTGGAAATGGGTAATCTTGATAAAGCGAAAGAATACGCTCAATACGTCTTAACTCACCAAGAAGAACATTGCGAAGAGAACATTCTTGCTGCTGAACGTTTTTTTCGTGATTTAGAAAATCCAGCCTTCGAGATGGATGAGGATATGGTGGATTTTGTTATTCATTTTATCGAGAATGTGATAGTCCATCAGCAGGGTGATGATATGTTTGCGGTGTCTATCCGTAATAAGCCATTGCTCTTGCAACCCTGGCAACACTTTGTAGTTGTAAATCTGTTTGGGTTTTACTATAAGGGTACGAATGAGCGCAGGTTCAAAGAAGCGCTTATCATGCTTGCTCGGAAGAATGGAAAGACTTCGTTTACTGCTGCAATCGCACTTGCTTATCAGGTATTAGACACGGATAGTGGTTCAAAATGTTATATCGTGGCCAACTCAGTTAAGCAAGCGATGGAAGCTTTTGGCTTTTTAAGATTCAACGTTGAGCGTTGGAATGACAAGAACATTCGTATTAAGGATAATAACCAAGAACACTCTATCACTGCTAATTTTGGTGATAAGGGTTCTTTCTTTATCCAAGCTCTAGCGAATGATGAGAGTCGTTTGGACTCTCTGAACGGTAACGTTATTATCCTAGATGAAGCTCATACTATGCGAAACAGTAAGAAGCATGGTCTTATGAAAAAAACAATGTCAGCATACCGTAACAGTATGCTTTTTGTTATCTCTACAGCTGGGGATATTCCTACTGGGTTCCTTGCTAACCGTCTGAAATACTGTCAAAAGGTGCTCAAGCAATTGGTCACTGATGATTCATTTTTCATCTTCATCTGCAAGGCTAATCAATCTGCGGATGGGGACGTGGTGAACTATCTGGATGAGAATATTCTCAAGATGGCTAATCCGTCATGGGGTGTCACTGTTTCGCTCAAGGCTCTCAAGGAAGAAGCAGAGCAGGCTATGAATGATCCTCAGACTCGAAACGAGTTTTTCAATAAGACATTGAATATCTTCACTAACTCTATGAACGCTTATTTCAATCCTGATGAGTTTATAGCGTCGGATAGTTGCTACGATTGGAGTTTAGAAGAGTTGGCACGTTTGCCGATTCGTTGGTATGGCGGTGCGGACTTGTCAAGATTGCACGACTTAACAGCTGCTGCTCTCTATGGTGTCTATCATGACGGAGAGAAAGACGTTGATATCTGTATTACTCATGCTTTCTTTCCTCGGATTAACGCTCAGAAGAAGGCTAATGATGATGGGATTCCACTTTTTGGTTGGCAGTCGGATGGCTGGCTGACGATGAGTAACACCCCAACCGTTCTCTATGATGATATCGTCAAATGGTTCATCAGTATGCGTGAGCGTGGATTTAAAATCCAAGCTGTGGGAATGGATAGGAAGTTTGGTCGTGAGTTTTTGGCTAAGATGAAAAAGGCTAAGTTCAAGATGATTGACCAGCCTCAGCTATTCTATCTGAAATCTGAGGGATTTAGACGGATTGAGTTCAAAGTCAAGAATAAGGAATTTTACTATCTTCATTCTGACGCTTATGAATACTGTGTGAGCAATGTTAGAGCGATTGAAAAGGTGGATGATGCTGTGCAATATGAAAAATTAGACGGTGACGGTGGTACTGCAAGAATTGACTTGTTTGATGCCAGCGTTTTTGCTTGTATTCAGGCTCTTGCTAATCTTGGTAAGGGTGGCGATGTGATGAGATTCTTTGATTAGAGAGAAAGGAGGTGAGGGAACATGGGTATTTTTGAAAAGTTTTGGAAACGAAACAAGCCAAGTAAGACAATCAACATGCTGAGTCATTCAGATTTAGGATTGTCAAACCTGATGGATTCGTATGTACCTTTGGCCAGAAATCCAGATGTGGTGACAGCGGTTAATAAGATTGCTGATTTGGTCTCTAATATGACTATCCACTTGATGGAGAATACAGATAAAGGTGATATCAGAATCCGTGATGGGCTTGCTAGAAAGATTGACATCAATCCGTGTGAACACATGACAAGGAAGTCATGGATTTTCAAGATTGTGCGCGATTTGCTTTTGTATGGCGATGGAAATTCTGTCTTACATGTGGAATATGAACCTGTTACGGATTATATTTCTAATCTAAGACCATTTCCGATGAGAGAAGTTTCGTTCCAAACAGATAAGGATTCCTATGTAATCTCATTTAGGGGTGAAGAGTATTCCCCTGATGAAGTAGTTCACTTTGTCATCAATCCAGATCCAGATATTCCATACATTGGTACTGGTTTTAGGGTGACGTTGACAGAGGTGGTTCAAAGTTTGAACATGGCTACTAAGACTAAAAAAAGCTTCATGAACGGTAAGAACATTCCTAGTCTTATCGTCAAGGTTGACTCGTCTAGTGCTGAACTAGATTCGGAGCAAGGGCGTGAGCGTATCGCTGAGAAGTATTTAAGCACTAGTAGGGTTGGCGCTCCATGGATTGTTCCAGAGGCATTACTGGACATCCAGCAGGTAAAACCGCTTAGTCTAACGGACATCGCTTTAAACGAGTCTGTGGAATTAGATAAAAGAACAGTTGCAGGTCTATTAGGAGTACCTGCTTTTATTTTGGGCGTGGGAGAGTTCAACAAGACAGAGTATAACAACTTTGTAAATACGACTGTTATGAGTATCGCTACCACTATTACTCAAACACTAACCAGAGACTTACTTTTGTCTAGTAATCGTTACTTCAAGCTAAATCCTCGCTCACTCTTCTCTTACAACATTACAGAGTTGTCTGAGGTTGCTCGTCAAATGACAAACAGTACTGCAATGCGTCGTAATGAGTGGAGAGATTGGCTTGGTATGGCTCCTGATCCTGAGATGGAAGAGTTGATTGTCCTTGAGAACTTTATCCCTCAAGAGAAGATAGGAGACCAAAATAAGCTGAAAGGAGGTGAGGAAGAGAATGCAGAAACGGAATAGTTATCGTGCCACTCAATTTCAAACGAGAGAAGAAGACTCTGGTGATTTGATTTTGAGTGGCTACTTTATCAAGTTTGACGAGGAGACGGAATTGTGGCCAGGCTACTGTGAAGTTATCAAGCGTGCAGGAGTTGAAAAAGCTATCAAAGACGCTGATATCAGAGCTTTATTTAACCACGATGATAGTCTTGTTCTTGGTCGAACAGGTAACGGAACTCTGACACTGGGTGTTGATGATGTTGGACTTTTTGGAGACATTATCATTAACAAGGATGACCCTCAAGCTGTTGGAGCTTACGCCCGTGTTAAGCGTGGAGATGTTATCGGATGTAGCTTTGGCTTTATCCCGATAAAAATCGAAACAGAGGAACGTGAAGACGGTTCGTATCTGGACACTGTCTTAGAACTAGAAATCTTTGAAGTGAGTCCATGTACTTTCCCAGCCTATCCACAAACGGAAATTGCTGCACGGCAAAAAGACTTTGAAAGTCAGAGTCGTGCTAATCGTGAAGCGCTAGACAAGCGCAAGAAAGAAATTAAGGAGAAATTTAAGCTATGAACAAGGCATTAATCTTTGGCGCTCGTATGCGAGCGAAAGCAACTAAGGTAGTTGAGTTGGAAGAAACTATCGAAGAATTAAACAAACGCTCAGTTGTCGAACTAGAGAAGTTGGACCGTGCTGAAACCGACGAAGAAGTTTCAGCAGTTGAAAAGACTGTGGATGATCTTCAAAAGGAAATTGAAGAAAAAGAAGCTGAAAAAGCGCAGTTGGAAAAAGAAATCGATGAGTTGGAAAAACAAATCGAGGAGCAAAATCGAAAAGCACCAACACCAGCTAAAACTGAAAAACGAGGAGGAAAAACATTGGAACAACGTGAAGCATTTAACCACTACCTTCGAACAAAAGAAGTGCGTGCTGATGGTCTCAAATCTGCTGAAGGAGAAGCAATCATTCCTGTTGAATTGATGACTCCTAAAGAAGCGAAACAAGACAAGACAGATTTGACTTCATTGGTCAACATCGTTAATGTCAAGAATGCAAGTGGTAAATGGGCAGTTGTTAAATTGACTGACCAAACAATGAACACTGTTGAAGAGTTGGAAGAAAACCCTGAGTTGGCTAAACCTACTTTTACAAAAGTGAACTATGAAATCAAGACACGTCGTGGACATTTGCCAGTATCTCAAGAATTGATTGATGATGCTGACTACGATGTGATGGGATTGGTTGCTAAACAAGCTAAGAACCAAGAACGTATCACTAAGAATAAAGAAATTGCTAAGGTACTCAAGACCGCTACAGCTAAAAGCGCAGCTGGTTTGGACGGCTTGAAAGATATTCTCAATGTGGAATTGAAACCGTACTACGATGCAACTATTGTATGTACCCAATCTATGTTTGCCGCTCTTGATAAAATCAAGGACAAGGACGGTCGCTACATGCTTCAAACAGATATCACATCTCCAACTGGCTACAAGTTCGCTGGTCGTGTAATCGATGTTTATCCTGACGACATCATTGGGGATGCCAAAGGTGAAATGAAAGCCTTTATCGGTGACGTTGGAGAGTTTGCGACATTGTTTGACCGTGCGCAGACAACTGTCAAATGGCAAGATGATAAAATCTACGGTCAATACTTAGGAACTGCAAACCGTTTCGATGTTAAGAAAGTGGATGAAGCAGCAGGCTTCTATGTAACTTACACTGACGCTGCAGGGTAAGGAGGTAGCTGATGGCTTATCAAGTAATCCGTCCTTTTAAGGATTTGAGAGACCCTCAACAATATGAATATCAAATCGGGGATATTTATCCCCGAAAAGGATATAGGAGCAATAAGACCTTCATTCAAGAGTTGTTAGATGGGTCAAATAGCGCAGGATCTATTTTCTTGACTAAAATCGATGATAACGATATTTCCGAAGGAGAAGCAGAACCTCAAGAACCTGAAGGGGAAGACGAGGAGTAGTTATGGACAATGCTCAATTACTAGAATTACTAAAACTAAAATTGGGTATAGCAACAACACTACGTGATAAACCTTTGAATAAAATCATCGAAGCTGTCATAACTGAACTGGAAGATAATTTGGGAGTTTCGCTTGAATCAGAAAACGCTGAACACCAAATGTTTGTAGTCGATTTTGCAGCCTTTCGCTATGAGGGTGGGGTGGATATGCCACGCCACCTTTTATGGCGATTGCATAATATGAAATTGAGGTAAGTCATGGCATGGAACAATGAGATTACATTGATCTCAAGGGTCAAAACAGGATTAGATAAATTGCACCAGCCTCTATTTGAGGAAAAGCGATTGACTATTTTGTGTCGTAAGCGTTCCATAACTCGTTCTGAATTTTATCAGGCTAGCCAGGTTGGACTTAGACCGAGCCTCATCCTTGATATTCATAGCTTTGAATATAACAACGAGGAAGAAGCGGAATTTAATGGGAAACGGTATCGTATTCTCAAAACATTTCCGATTGGTTTAGAAATTCTGGAGTTGACCTTGATGGAGGAATTGCCATGAGTGTAACAGGTGACCTTTCAGCAGAAATCGCTAAAGCACTGAGTGAGTATTCTAGTGAGTTGGACGATGAGATTGATGCTATTGCGCAAGAGTTAGGTGATGAAGCTGTTGCGACTTTGAAGGAGACAAGTCCAAAGAATAAAGGGAAGTATGGGAGAGGATGGCGCCTCAAGAAAAACGCCAAAAGCTCATACGTAATCCATAATGCTACAAGCTACCAATTGACACACCTGCTTGAAAATGACCATGTCTTAAGAAATGGAGGACGCAGTCGTGCTATCCCTCACATCAAACCTGTAGAAGAAAAGCTAATCAATTCCTTTGAACGGAAAGTGAAGGAGGCTATCCAAAAATGAAATTATCTGACCTTGTCGATATTCTAAGTCAAGCGAATCTACCTATAACTTATCGTGCGTTTGAAAATGGACACGTTCCTCAAACACCTTACCTTATCTACTTTGAATCACATCCAGATATCAAGAGAGCAGACGACGAACAGAAATACCAGATTAAATCTGTGACTGTAGAGCTTATCTTTGAACGTAAAGACGAAGATTTGGAAGAATCCTTGGAAGAGTTGTTGTCTAAACATCAACTTGTTTTTGAGGTATCAGAAGAAAGCTATATCCCAACAGAAAGGCTATCTGTCAAGCCCTATACTGTTTATTTGTACTAAAGGAGAAGAAGATGACAAAAACAGAAAATACAGTAACCTATGGATTGAAAAACGTGCATATCGCACCAATCGAAAGTATCAACAGTGAGACAAAAGTCATTAGCTACGGGCAAATTTTCCGTTTCCCTGGAGCTATGAACTTGGAGTTAGAGCCAAAAGGAGAATCGAAAGCAATCCAAGCAGACGACGTGGACTACCACTTCATGAACTCAAATGAAGGGTATGAAGGAAAATTGAAAGTACCGCATATCACGGAAGAGTTTGCGACGAAAATCCTAGGAGAAATCAAGGACGAACAAACAGGAGTATTGACTGAAAAAGGCGATGCTTCAACTAAACAGTTTGCTATTATGTTTGAATTTTCAGGAGATAAAAATAAGACTCGTTACGTTCTCTACTACTGCTCTGCTAGTCGTCCATCGAACGGCTCCGGTACTAAGAGTGGAACAACTGTTAATGAACGCGAACTTAGCTTTAAGGGTTCACCACGTCCTCTTGATAGCGTCGTGAAACGTTCGATTACGTCAGCTGACAAAAAAGAAGTGTATGATGCTTGGTTTACTAGCGTTTATGAGCCAACATCTCTAGGGTAAGGAGTAAAGAATGCGTCGAAGTATTAAAATCAGCAATAAGCGTTATGAGCTTGCAACAAATGCCTATACTCCAATTGCTTACAAAAACGAGTTTGGGCAGGATTTTTTCAAGGACCTTTTAGGACTTTTGAAAAATAAGCAGTTGGTAGCTCAATTGAATCAATTAGAAAAAGGTAATGATTTGGTAGCGGAAAGCGTCGATCTATCTCTTTTAGAAGATTTTGACATTACCTTTTTCTATCGTCTATTTTGGGTATTTGCTAAATCTGGCAATCCTAAAATTAAACCGTTTGATGATTTCTTTATGGATATGGAAGAGTTTCCTCTTGACGAAGTCTGTCCGCTAATGATGGAAATGTTGAATACGGTACTGCAAACAAAAAAGAAACAGACACATCAGAAACAGCAAGCGAAGAAGCCTTCACGGTAGAATCCTATCTATCTTGTTGCAAGGAAACTGGCTTATCTATCGATGATCTCAAGCACATTTCCATTGGGATGGCTTTAGATTATCAGACGGATTATGTCAATTTGCGTAGCGAAAATAAAACGGGTAGTCGGAAGGCCACCCAAGCTGATTTTGATGCATTTTAGAGAAAAAGTGAGTGCTGAGAGAGCGATTGTGAGGACAAGTTCATTTAGTTGGCTAGTATTCTGGTCATAGAAAACCTCTCAGCGCTCCTTATTTTTAAGGAAAGGAGGAAATATGGCAGGAAATATCAAAGGGATAAAAATTGAAATCGATGGCGATACCCAGCCCTTACAAAAAGCGTTAAAAGGTGTCAATCAAGAATCTGCTAACGCAACAAAAGAGCTGAAACAGATTGACAAGGCTTTAAAGTTTGATACTGGGAATGTTACTTTATTAACCCAAAAGCAAGAAGTCTTACAGAAGCAAGTTGGAACCACTCGGGAAAAACTAGAAACCTTAAGACAAGCTCAATCTCAAGTTGAAGAACAGTTCAAAAAAGGAGATATTGGCGCAGATCAGTATCGTGCTTTCCAGCGTGAAGTAGAAGTGACTCAAAATGTCCTAAAAGGATATGAGGGAAAACTAGCTAGTGTCAATCAGGCCCTTGAAGGCAACGGGAATGCAACCAAGAATAACCAAACCCAACTAAAAGAATTGCAGAATGAGCAAAAATTGCTTGCTAGTGAATCTGAAAGGGTAGTCAGTTCGTTTAAGCTGCAAGAAAGCCAGATGGGTGCCAACGCTAGCGAAGCAGACAAGTTAGCATTAGCCGAAAAGAAGATTGGCGCACAATCTGAAATTGTCGCTCGCCAAATTGAAAACCTTGAAAAGCAGTTAGAAATCACTAAAAAAGAATATGGCGAAAACTCAGCCGAAGCTAACAAGATGGAAGCAGAGCTGAATAATGCCAAGACTGCTTTTAACCATCTTAACGATGAGATGAAGGGGACTAAGTCTGTAGCGAATAGCGCACAAGAAAGCTTGGGTGAGATAGCTAAAGCTGCAAGAGCTGAACTACTCCAACAGTTTAGCGAGAAACTGGGTGATATTTCAGAAAAACTTGTTGATGTTGGGAAAGAAGCTATTGAAGCGGCTGCTTCAATGCAAGCAAGTAATGCCCAATTTAGTACAGTTTTTGGGGATATGGAAGGCCAAGCTAGAGAGGCTCTTAATAATATTGGGAAAGAAATGTCTATTGTACCAGAACGATTACAAGGAAGTTTCACCCAAATGGCCTCCTTTGCAAAAACATCCGGTCTAGATACAGCTCAAGCCTTAGATTTATCCACTAGGGCAACTAAGGCAGCCGCAGATGGTGCTGCTTTTTACGATAAATCTATTGAAAGTGTTACCGAGAGCCTTCAATCATTTCTTAAAGGAAATTTTGCCAACGATGCGGCTTTGGGTATCTCTGCGACAGAAACAACTCGTAATGCTGCAGCAAATAAACTGTACGGAAAGTCATTCAAGGATTTGAGCGAAGCGCAAAAGCAATTAACTTTGCTTCAAATGGTTGAAGACGGGAATGAACTTTCTGGGGCACTTGGTCAAGCTGCAAGAGAATCTGACGGCTTAGAAAACGTCATGGGGAATCTAAAACAATCTGGAACTAATGCCTTGGCTGCATTAGGTCAACCTCTTTTGGAAATGTTGATTCCTGTGTTTCAAGCTTTAGGAGACATTATAAAAGGTGTGGCAGATTGGTTTGGTACTTTGCCTGGTCCGATTAAAGAATTTATAGTAATCATAGGAGCTGTTGTTACTGCTGTAGGAGTTTTAGCCCCTATATTCTTGACCATGCAGGCTGCTGCAACAGCTCTTGGACTTTCGATAGGGGGAATGATTGCAACAGCGTTACCAATCATTGCTACAGCAGCTGCAATAGCGGCCGCAGTTGCAGCGGTCGTTGTCATCTTGAAATACTTATGGGAAACGAACGAAGGTTTTCGCAATGCAGTGACAGCTGTTTGGGAGGCTATTTCATCTGTCATCAATACGGTTGTTAGTGAAATTTCAAATTTCATCATGAGTATTTTTGGAACGGTTGTAACTTGGTGGACTGAAAACCAAGAGCTAATCCGTTCTATTACGGACGCAGTCTGGACTGGTATTTCCGCAATCATCAGCGCTGTTATGACTGTTATAGGTCCTCTCATAGAAGGGACATGGAACAACATTCAGATTATCACTTCTACAGTTTGGGAAGTGATTAAAACGGTAGTTGAAACAGCTATCAACGTTGTTTTGGGCATTATCAAGGCAGTGATGCAGATCCTTACGGGTGACTGGTCGGGCGCTTGGGAAACCATTAAGAGCGTTGGAGAAACAATCTGGAATGGGATTGCAAGTGTCATTGGGACCATCTTTAATGGTATAGCGCAGGTACTGTCTAACATCTGGAACACTATCTCAACGGTTGCTTCAAATGTTTGGAACGGCATCAAGTCCACTCTTTCAGGAATATTTGATGGTATTTCAAGCTCAGTTTCAAGTGTCTTTAACGGCATAAGAGATACGATTAGCAATATCTGGAATAGTATTCAATCAACTGCAAGTAGCATTTGGAATGGTATTAAAGATACAATCGGTAATGCCATTAACGGTGCTAAGGATTTGGTCGGTAGTGCAATCGAAGCTATTAAGGGATTCTTTAATTTTGAATTTAGATGGCCTCACATTCCTCTACCACACTTTAGTATCACAGGCTCTCTCAACCCAATTGACTGGTTGAGTAATGGGTTGCCAAGCATTGGCGTAGAGTGGTATGCCAAGGGTGGTATCTTGACCAAGCCGACTGTTTTCGGTTCAAACGGAAATAGTTTGATGGTTGGTGGAGAGGCTGGAAACGAGGCTGTTTTACCATTGAACGAAAGAACCTTGGGAGCTATCGGCCGTGGAATAGCTCAAACAATGGGAGGTATGTCTCCTGTTATCAATGTCAGCATTAGCGGAAACAATATCAGTGAAGAGATGGATATCAATCGCATTGCTGATGTTGTCGCTCAAAAGATTGCGGATGAACTGCAACGGAAAACACAACTTAGAGGAGGAATCGCATGATCAAACATAATGAATTGGTGATTGATGGCGTAGCAACCTCCTCTTTTCCTTTTGATGTGATTGTAGAGGAAGCGCCATCCATCGTGATTGCCAATAGCAAGACAAAACTATGGGAGCATGATGGGATTAGTGGAGCCATCCTACAAACCAATCATCATAGAGGGATGGTTGAGAAATCCTACACACTTCACTTAGTCAAGCCAAAGGAAGAGGACTTGAACCGTTTCTTGGCCCTCTTTGCAAGGGAAAACTTTTGGCTTGAAAGCGAACGTGTCAAAACAACCAAGATGTGGTGTTACAAGGTAAAGATTTCTGAGACTACTAGAAATCGTGCAGGATATTATGCGCTCAAAGTCACGTTTGAGTGTCATCCTACCAAATTTTTCAAAGCTACAGACAATCAAACATTTTCAAGAAGTGGCACTTTAAGAACCAAAGGCTCTGCTTTGGCTTTTCCGACAATTACCATAACTGGCCAGAGTACGACTGAGGTTAGTTTCACAGTAGATAGGCAGGTCATTCGCTTAGAAAGACTTTCTGGAAGAGCCATCATGGTAAATAACCCTAACAATCCTAGTTTCTTGGACGGAACAGGTTCCAGAATTAAGTGGACAGGGGATTTTATCACGATTGATCCAATCAAGAAGCAAGATGTCGGGATTGTTTTAGGAGCTGGTATCAGTTCCATGACGATTGAGACCGTCTGGGGGTGGGCATAATGTTATATTTGCTTGAAAGTGATACTCGTAATGTTAAATGGAACGGTATCCCACTGCATGAAGCGACTTCGGCAGTTATAAAAGAGCAAATGAACGGGGATTTTATCCTTACTGTTCGCTACCCTATCACCGACTCTGAGATTTATCAACTTTTCCGTGAGGATATGTTAATTAAAGCACCAGCTCCTGTGATTGGTCCGCAGTTGTTCCGCATCAAAAAACCAGTAGAGAATGATGATCATTTAGAAATCACTGCTTATCATATCACTGATGATGTCATGCAGCGGTCTATCAATCCTCTGTCTGTCAACAAGCAGAGTTGCTGGCAGGCTCTTTCTCAATTGGTACAAGTTGCTAAGTCTCCTATCAATGATTTTTCATTTACCAGTGATATCACAGACAGGAGAACCATCAACACAAAAGAAGTAGAAACACTCTACAGCGTGTTAATGGATGGTGATCACTCAATCGTGGGAACGTGGGAAGGAGAGTTGGTTCGGGATAATTTCGCTATCTCAATCAAGCGAAATCGAGGAGAGGACAGAGGTGTTATAATTTCTACCCACAAAAACCTAAAATCCTATCAACGAACCAAAAACTCACAAAATGTTGTTACTCGGATCCATGCTAAGTCTACATTTAAGGCAGAGGGTGCCAAGGAAGATACAACGATTGCCATAACGGTTGATAGTCCGTTAATTAGTGCCTACCCTTACATCAACGAAAGAAGTTATACCAATAACAACATTCAGACCGTTGATGAGTTGACAAAGTGGGCTAGCGCTAAATTTACTAACGAACACATAGATAAGGCTACAGATGCCATCAAGATTGAAGCCTATGAACTTGATGGGCAAACTGTCCACATGGGCGATACAGTAAACCTGAAAAGTTATAAGCACAATGTGGACGTTTATAAGAAAGCCATTGCCTATGAGTATGACTGTTTAGCAAACAATGGACAGGGAGCCTATCTAACCATTACCTTTGATGACAAAGTGAAATCAGGAGGGAATGGTGGCGGATTGTCAGCAGTAGCAAACGCAATCTTGGACAACCAAGAAACAAAATTTGACATCATGCTGGAACGTGCGATTGCCAACGCCGACCGTGCTTTTGATGCTGAATTTGCCAAGCGTGAGAAAGCTATCACGGACGCCATCGAGCAGTATAAGGCTAAGGCGGAAGAAATGGGCGCTAAAATCCACGAGGAAATGGAGAAAGAGCGTCCTGAGTTCGTGAAGCGTATCCGTGAAGAGCTGATGAGCGGTGCGGACTCAATTGCTGAATTGAGTAAGAAACTGGAACAGGTCAGTGAAACTGCAAGGGTCAATGCTAGTCTGATTGGTGGTGACGGGAATACCCAGTACAACAAGAACCGTCTCAATGGTGGCACGGCTAAGAAAATCAGTTACGGAACGGATTTCGTGGAGGTTGGTCACAATGGAGATGGCTTCGAACTAGGTAAGAAATACGTTATCAGCTGGTCAGCAACCTGCACGCCTTACGGCAAAACAGATGTGACTGTTATAGTCAATAAGAATCCATTTTATGGTGGACACGTTCATCTTGCGCCTGCTAATTCGGTCATGCCAGCGATTGATAAAGACCTGGTACAGAAAGAGGAGCAGGTCTTGGCGGTCTATTACGGTGCCTATCGTCTGACTTTCTCAGGGGACTGGTATCAGAATATAGAGCAGTCTTTGACGATTGACAATCAGACAAGACGGATTGAACTAGCGCCAGTCTACAAGACGGTTGCGGACGGACAGAATTCAAGATATGACGGAAGTTGGAACGAGAGTCCAACTTTTATTTTTGACGGAGGTAGAACATGATAGAGACAATCCCAATAAGGGTACAACATAAGCGCATGTCAGCACGAGACTGGGCAAGTAGCCCCCTGGTCTTGCTCGATGGTGAGTTAGGTATTGAGAGTGATACTGGTAAGGTCAAGGTCGGAAATGGTCGTGACCGATTCTCAGCCCTGCAATATCTAACTGGTCCGAAAGGTGACCGTGGAGAAATAGGACCAGTAGGGCCAAAAGGAGCGGACGGTGTTATGCGATTCGAGAACCTGACGAGTCAACAGAGGGAGGGCTTAAAAGGTGCACAAGGCCCACAGGGTGCGAGAGGTCTGGCAGGACCAACAGGC